AAAAAACGGGGGGTGTTGGTTATGGCTGAATACACTGCAGGGGTTGCGAAAGTTGAGATCAGGCCGAATCTTTCGGGGTTCTCCAAGCGCCTGAAAGCGGAGCTGGAGCGGATCAATGCCCAATTTGGCGTGGAGATTCGCCCGGATTTGAGCGACTTCCGGGAGCAACTGCGCGCTGAAATGGCAAACCTCCCTACCGCTGAGATTGATGTGGATGTGGATGCCGCTGCGGCCAAGGGGAAGATCGCCCAGCTGGGCCGGGACCAGAAGCTCACGATCCAGGCCGAGGCAGATACCACAGACGCCAAGTCGGGTATCGAATACCTCACCCGCCCACAGAAAGTCATCGTCGAGGTTGATGCTGATACTGCCCCCGCTAAAGAGCGCATCGACCAGGCCGCTAAGAAACGCCGCACCACGGTTGAGGTTGATGCGGATACCGCGGCAGCGAAAGCAAAGATCGCTGCTGCCGCCCGCGACCGTAAAGCCAAGATCGACGTGGATACAGGTGGCGCCGCAGCTGGGTTGTCATCCATGGCCACTCAGGCTGCTGGTGCCGCATCATCATTGGGCATGGTGGCAGCTCAAGCAACTGGCATCGGCATCATTGGCGTTGCCGCAGCTGGCTGTATCGGCCCCCTGGCGTCTGTAGCAGCCGCGGCCTCCGGCGTGATCGGTGTACTGGGCGTACTCCCCGGCATAGCCGCATCTGCCGCGGCCGGCCTGGCCACCCTAGGCATCGGCTTGAGCGGTGTTGGTGCGGCGTTTTCCGCCATGGGGAAATCCGCCGGCGGCGCAGCCGACGACACCGCGGACAAGCTGAAGCAATTGCAGCGCCAGGTGGAGTCTGCTGAACGCGGCCTGGTGCAGGCCAACCGTCGGGTAGAAGACGCCGAACGTCGGGTAGCTGACGCGCAGAAGAACACTCGGAAAGCCCAAGACGCCCTCAACGACGCCCGTAAAGAAGCCGTCAAAGACCTGAAAGAGCTCAAGGGTGAGCTGGAGGACGCAGCCCTAGGGGAAGAAGAAGCCGTCCTGGCTGTTGCCCGCGCCCGTCAATCTCTGATCGACGCCCAGGCCGATAAGGATTCGTCAGGCCTGGATATTGCCGAGGCCGACCTGGCATACCGCAAAGCGGTAAAAAACCTCGATGAAGTGCGGGAGAAAAACAACCAGCTCGCCAAGGACGTGCAGGCAGCGAACGACGCCGGCGTAGAGGGCTCGCAGAAGGTTCAGGACGNCAAAAACCTCGATGGGGTGCGGGAGAAAAACAACCAGCTAGCCAAGGATGTGCAGGCAGCGAACGACGCCGGTATCGAGGGCTCGCAGAAGGTTCAGGACGCGAAGGAAAAAGTCGAGGCCGCCACCCGCGGGGAAGCTGACGCGCAGCGCGCCCTGCTAGAGGCAAACGAAAACGTGCTGGTCGCCCAGGAACGCCTCGACGACGCGCTGGAAAACCTAGCGAAGGGGGCATCTTCTGCCGCTGGTGGCGTCGACCCCTTCGCCGAAGCCCTAGCGAACCTGTCCCCGAAAGCACAAGAGTTCGTGCTGGCCATGCAGGCCCTGGGCGACCAGTGGCAAGACCTGAAATTCGCGGTACAAGATAACCTGTTCGACGGCTTGGCTGAGGACGTCACGAACCTGGCGACCGTGCAGCTCCCCGTGCTGAAGACCGGCCTGGCCGGTATCGCCAGTGAAATCAACACCGGGCTGCGCGCAAACATCGCAGCACTATCCAGTGAGGCTTCCCAAACCGGCCTGGCCACCATGCTGGAAAACACCCGGCAAGCGTTTGCCGGCACAAACCAGGCGGCTGGGCCTCTCACCCAGGCCATTGTGGATATCGGCGCAGCAAGCTCCGCATATTTGCCCCAGCTAGGCCAATATCTGGGTGAGGCAGGTGCCCGCCTGGGCGAATTCCTCACCCAGGCAACCCAAACCGGCCAGTTCGACCAGTGGGTACAAAACGGCATCAACACCCTGAAAGGCATTGGCCAAACCCTAGCTGACGTGGGCGGCATCATCAGCGGCGTGTTCCAGGCCGCTGCCACCGCCGGCCAATCCTCACTGGGCCCACTCGGCCAAGTGCTATCCATGGTCAACGAGTTCGTCAATAGCGTGCAGGGGCAGCAGGCACTGGGGTCGTTCTTCTCCTCTATGACTGATGGCCTGGCCGCCCTCATGCCCATCCTATCCACAGCCCTCACCTCTATCGGCACCACGATCATGCCGGCCATCAGCGATTTCATCCAGCAGGCCGCGCCGGGTGTTCAGATGTTTGTGCAGGGTTTCGCGGATGGGTTGTCTGCTTTGGCTCCGGCGATGGGGCCGATTGGCCAGCTGCTGAGCGATATCGGTGCCGCGTTAGCGCCGCTTCTCCCCGTGTTGGGTGAGTTATTAACTGCTGCCTTGGTGCCGGTTGCGCAGGGTTTGAGCCAGGTAGTAGGTGCGTTAGCGCCAGTGATCCAAATTGCTGCTACGGCCTTGACCCCACTGATTCAGCAGTTGGCCCCAATTTTCTCGGACTTGGTGGGCATGCTTGCCGATTTGGTGACGCAGTATTTAGGGCAGCTGATGCCGTTCCTTCCGCAGATGGTGGCGGCGTGGCAGCAGATCTTTGATGCGGTGGCTCCGCTGATCCCGGTATTCACCAAGTTGGCGTTTGATATTATCTCTCCGCTGATCGGGGTCATTGGTGCTCTGATGCCGGCGATTGTGGGTCTGGTGCAGGTATTCGCCACGATTATTACGGCTGTTGCCCCGGTGATCGCTATTATCGGTGAGCTCATCGGCGCCGTCGTGAAGGTCCTGGCGGCAATCATTAACTTTGTGGTGCAGGCGGTCACGAACTGGGATTCCTTCAAAGCCCGGCTAATCGCTGCTACTAGCCAGTTCATCACGAAGATTATTAGCTCCTTCCAGCAGTTTATTTCCCGCGCCGTTAGCCTGATTGTTGATTTCGGCAAGCGGCTGGTGAACCAGTTCGTGGCCATGTGGAATAACGCCTCGGGTGCGGTCGCTAATGGTGTGAAGATCGTAGTGGAAAAGGTCAAGAGTATTCGCCAGCTGGTGCTTGACGTGTTCAAGGGCGCGAAGGATTGGCTGATTAATGCCGGCAAGACCATCATTAGTGGTCTGTGGAATGGTATGAAAGACATGTGGGAGAACGTCACGGAGTGGTTTAGCGATAAGCTGAGCGCTATCCGCAACCCTTTCTCCAGTCGCGCTAGCCGCCACGCCACCGGTTCGGTCCGCCGTTATGCTGCTGGTGGGGAGGATCATTCCCCGCAGATCGCCGCTGGTGGCGAATGGCGTGTATGGGCAGAGCCCGAAACTGGTGGTGAGGCTTACATTCCTCTGGCTAATGACTACCGACGCTCCCGTGCTGTGGCGATTACTGCCGCGGTGGCGGACCACTTTGGCTACAACTTGGTGGATGCTAAGGGTAAGGGCTTCGCCCCGGTAGCGAAAGGCAGCCTAGGCCCCACTGACGTGCGCGCCTTCGCCGAGGGCGGCATCACCATTGAGGACCTGGATACGTTTGCTTCCGACCTGGAGGGCAAGCCTTACGTGTGGGGTGGTGTCCACTGGGGCGACTGTAGTGGTGCCATGTCGGCGATTGCCCGCTACACCGCGGGTGTTGACCCTTGGGGCGGTAGGTTCACGACCGCATCAGAAAAAGAAGGCCTTAACGCGCTTGGGTTCCTTCCTGGCTTGGGGCCTTCTGGGTCGCTGCAGATTGGCTGGTATAACGGGGGCCCGGGTGGCGGCCACACCAGTGGCACCCTCCCGTCTGGCACGAATGTGGAGATGGGTGGTGGCCGCGGTAATGGCCAATTCGGCGGCAGTGCGGCACCTGCTAACCATCCCCAGTACACGGATCATGCGCATGTGCCGGCGGAGTTTTTCGCCCCGATCAAGGTGCCCCGCATGGGCGGCCTGGGTGATATTGATTTCGGCCACACCAACACTGCTGATGCTTCTGCCAGTGCTGTGGAAACCACCGACCCGTCGGGCGATAAGCTCAAGGCGTTCCGGGCGTCGGGTAAGTCTGACCCGGATTCGTATGTGACCGGGGCAAAATCAGATGGCCCATCCAGTATTTCGGAGATTGTTGCTGATTTCGCTAAGACCGCTGCGGCCGGCCACACTAAGGACCTGCTGGGCCTGGTTGGCATATCTGATGATATCCCGATGGTGAAGGCCTATAGCCAGTGGCTAAAAGCCCGCCAGAGCGTATCGAAGCGTTCAGGCACTGCCGCGAAGCAGAAAGAAATCACCAGCCTGTCCCAGGCGGCAGCGAGCGTGATTGACGCCGACCCGCAGGTGGATACGGTAGAGGTCACTGGCCTGGACTTGGTGGGCGGCCTCTCGCCGATCAAGGCACCAAAAGCCGATGATGGTGACATCGACCATGTGTATGTGCCAGGCGGTGGCGCTGAGCAGTGGCGTGGCATGGCCATGGCGGCGATGCGCAGGGTTGGCTTCAACGCCGACGACCCGGCCCAGGTCAACGCCATGATAAAGCAGATCCAGTCGGAATCCGGCGGCGACCCGAACATTGCCCAGCAGATCGTGGATGTGAATGGGTCCGGGGAATCGGCGGGGGTTGGTTTGCTGCAGATCATTCCGGCAACCTATGCCGCCCACCGGGACCCCGAGCTACCGGATGACCGCCGGAATCCGTTCTCGAATATGGTGGCGGCCTTGCGTTACTACCGCAGCCGGTACGGTTTCGATTTGACCACGATGTGGGGGCAAGGCCACGGCTATGCAGGTGGTGGCCTGGTGGAAGGCCCTGGTGGCCCCACTGATGATCTCATCCCCGCATGGATTTCCAATGGTGAGTTCGTTGTGCGTGAGGCGGCGACTAGGCATGCCAGGCCGCTGCTGGAAATGCTCAACGCTGATCCGCAGCATGCTAGGGCTATCACCCAAGCCGTCACGGGCACCTCACCGACCCCACCTGAGGAACCATCTGCGCCGGTGGAAGTGCACTATCACATTGAAACAAACAACGTGGAGGAAGGCCTTCGCCGGTCAGAGATGCACGCCCGGCAACAGGTCATGGCCATGAACGGCGCATAGCCGGTACACCGTTGGAAGGAGTTGGTTGGTTGTGTTGGATATTGGAACCCCCGCCCGCATCGACATCACGGATGTCCACGGTCGCACGTGGACTGTTTCCGGTGCGGGTGTGGGCGCGGAAGGCGTCGAGCTGGCCGAGGACCCCCAGGGCCTGTTTGATGAGGCGCCGATCTCTGGGATATGGCAGCAGTCGGCGTTCCAGGAGGGGTCCACCTACCTGGGCCACACTATCGAACCCATCGACCTCGTACTGGGGTTTGATATCTACGGTGATACCGGCGATTGGGAAACCATCGAATCACGATTTTATTCGGGCTTCGCCCCGGATACTCCCGCCACCATCATGGTCACCACCAACAGTGAGTGCCGCACCCTAGACGTCGTCAAGCTCAAGGAGAGCAAAACACAGTCGAAAAAAGACCCTAGGCTTCTCCACCACTCAAAACTCATCCTGAACCTGCGCGCCCCGTTCCCATTCTGGAAAGGGGACACGCACGTGGCCGCGTTCAAGGCCACCCCGGGCAGCGCCAGCGGCACACTGGCGGTGCATAACCCCACCGATCGGCCTCTATGGTTGCAGTGGGCGATGACCGCACCAGGCCAGTGGACTATCCCCGATTATGATTTCGCGGACCCCACTGGCCGCGATGGGCGCCGCACTATCACCACCCCACAACTCGGCCCCGGGGAAGACCTCACGATCGACACTTACCCGCGGCATGAACGCTACGTAGCCGCCAACGGCTCCAACATCGCAGGCCGGTTTGCCGGTGTGGATTTCCTCTACCCACTCCCACCCCACACACCACCCACCGTGGTGCCGGTCAGTGCCGCCCTCACCGGCGGCGTGGAGTCATCTATCCAATGCCGCATGGTCGAATACTGGACCAGGCCCTGGGGCGGAAGGAGGCTCTAATGACCATCACTCCGCACCTCATGCCAGGCACCCAAAACCTCGACCAAACCACCCTAGACCGGCTAGAAGCCGTGTGGCGGAAAGGCCAAGACCTCAGACAAGGCCGCATCCTAGCCCGCCGCACCCCACCCCTCATTCGGCTGTGGGATGGTGACTGGAACCTCAAAGGCCGACTGGTAGACGCCATCCACGCCAAATTCCAGTGGAAACTCAACGACACCGGGGCCGGTACCATCACCATCCCGATAGACCACTGGCTCGCCACCTGGGCCCTTGACCACCATAGTCGCCCCACAAAAAACATCCATGTCACCATGGACAAAGACGGGGCCAGGTGGTCCGGCCGCCTGAAATCCAGCCGCCTAGTAAAAGAACGCACAGGCCAAAGATACCTGGAGCTGAATTTCCTCCACGACTACGAAGAGCTGAAACACGTTTATGTGTGGCCGAACCCGCTCACCCCGGCAGCGGTCCAGTTTCCCCGCACGTTTATGTTGCTTGGCCCCACCCGGTGGGCACTCAAAACCGCCCTCATGCTCAACATCTGGCGCTTGGAGGGTTCCGTGTGGGCGCTCCCCGACGATCCACTCGACCTTACCGAGTGGACCGACACATTCAACCCCCGCACCTGGGCAATCCAAGTCGCGCCGGGGCGGATCGGTGGGGATACCACCCCGTGGACCATTATCTCGTCGCGGATGAAAACGTGGCATGATATGGCGGCTAGCCCGTTGCGGCAGGCCCAGCTGATGGTGGACTGCCGCAGGTACCTGACAGGGGATCCGCTCCCGTGGCCGGGGGCGAAGATCCGGCACGGATGCTTGGTTGTCGACATTGTGGACAAGTCCTCGTGGTTTGATCCTGAAGGCACATCCCTGTGGGGCACTATCCGGGCCGGCTTCCTCCGCACCACCCAACAACTGGTTGGCCATAACGTGGACACCGAACACACAGTGATCCCCAACCCAAATATCCCGGTGAAGTATTCTGCCCCGAATTGGCTCGGCACCATCCCCCAATGCCCTTATGTGCTGTACCGGGATGCTCCGCTAACCGGTATAGAGGCCGCGGATTTCACCTGGGAACCCGCCACCGCGGTGCAAATCCTCACCGGCGGCCACTCCACCTACGGCGTCAACGAAGCCCTATCCTCATTAGTAACGTTGGTTGGTAATTACCTGGGCATGTTCATTGCCACACCGACCATCGGCGTTATCGCAGACACTCTCCTCAAACCCTTCTACGAAGACACCCTTCTGGCCTGGATGTCGCTCAAATCACTCCAGCGTAGCCGCACTCTAGGCTGGTCAAAATACTGGGAACACTTCGCCGACGGAGCGGACCGCGGCTATACACTTTCCGCTCTGGCCGCGCTCCGGGAGGGGTTTTGGGACACCCGTGAAAAAACCTCCCACAAACTCACCCTCGGCGATGGTGCTCCCTGGTTCATTGGTGACCGCGGCCAGGGCCATTTCTTCCTGGGTGATCGGATCGGCGCCACCATCAAAGGCCTCCCCGGCGACCAAGTGGTTGTCGAGCAGGTCACTGAAATCACCTACGAGCTAGACCGCGATACCCGCGGCTGGGCGTGCGTCTGCGGTGACCCCCAGGCCCAACACTCACCCCTGGAACAAATCCTCACCAGAGTGAAGTCATCTATGAGCAGTATCCATGATCTAGGAGTCATCTAATGCCTATCCCTCTCCAAGCTGCCTGCGACCCGGAGTCCCCCGAAGAACACGCCCTCTGGGCACTGATCGGCCTGGCCGGACCCGCTGCGTCCGCCCCCCTCGTGGTCCCCACCAGCACGCTTAGGCAATGGTCAGAGCATCTCTACCGGTGCGGCTTCCGCCACCACCCAGAACTGCAGGAAGTAAAATACGTGCCGCCCCGCGGCCCCCATGATTGGATCACCGCAGCCGGCGGCACATGGGTAGACATCAACCAGCCACTACCACCAGAGGTGACCGCCCCGGATATCTCCCACCTTTCCATGGCGGAAAAACGCGCCCTGCTCAACCAGCTTACCGACGACCTCACACCCCCAGAACCCACCACACGGCAGGAGGCGACAGTAAACTATGACTGACCCAAAGGCCCTCATCGAAAGCGGCGACTACCCGCTAAAAACCACCGGGGACACACTAGTAGGGGCTCAGGTCAAAACCATCACCCCCTACACCGAGCAAACCGTCAAAGACCGCGCCCGCAAACAAGCCCTCGAAGCCATGCCCTTCGGAAAGAAAGGGTTACCCGAGCTCATGGCCGACCTAGGCAAAACCGTACTCAGCGGCATCGCCGACATCTTCCGGGCTCTCGCCACCGGCGCCACCTTCGTCGTCAAGACCGGCTTGGAATTCATCGGCAGCCTACTCAACCGGGTCTTCGACGCTGTGGGGAGTCTCATCAAACCGATGCAGAAGGAAATTAAGACCGGCCTCTCCGGTCAGCTCGCCCTCAACAACCGCATCGACCTGCTCGACGGCGCGCCGGGCTATGTGTGCGCTTACCAGACGGTGAATTTGAATAGTGCCTGGCAGGCAAATACGGCGCGGACTTTGCCTTTTAAGGGGCAGGTGGGGCCTGCGAAGAACGCGCATCTTGATACGGAAAACGGCATGATCGTGCTGGATGCCAAAGGCTTGTGGACATTTAACGCCCGTTGCCATATTGGGAAAACCATTTATACCGGCTGGGGTTACTGTGACGTGAATCTTCTGGTGTACACGCCTGAAGGGGACTTGTACCACGAGGTGGCTGCAACTTTTGAGACTCCGCAACAATATGCGCAATCACTGGTGCTGGCGACGGAACCGGTGGTGGTTGACCGGCCTGGTTATAGGGCAAAGATCCAGATCTACATGGCGAACTGGCGAACGTGTTACGGCGGTACCCGTTATTCCAGCTTTTCCGCTATCCGCCATTCACACGAGGTTGAGAACCTCGGTGAGCAGACTGTCCGAGACGAAGTATAAAACCAACAAGGAGGAAAATATGCGAACATTAATCATTGACCTGCGCGACGTGGGTGGTAAACCCCACCCTGAGGACTACGTGCTCTTGCAAGCACCAGCGCTCCGCGGCTCCGCCGATTTCACGGGGGCGGTTATCATGACAGCTCCCGTGCGTGCCGATCTGATCGACGGCAAAGCTGAAATCCAGGTGGAATCTGGCCCGCTGCTGGTGCAGATCCGTACCCAATCCGTGCGCGGTTCCGCTCCGTTTGAGGTTGTGGTCCCTGAGGGAACTGGCCCGGTGTCGCTGCGTACGTGTATGGAGCGCAGTTTCCAGTACCGGCCGTCAGTGGAGTCAGCGGTAGCGGCGGACGCCGACCGCGCCTATGCTGCCTGGCAGGGTGCTATCACTGCGGAGCGCGCTGCGGCCCAGTCCGCGAAGGCGGCAGCCGCTGCTGCGGAAAATGCTAATGCTGCGGTGCAGCCGACGCCTCCCGCCACCGCCACTGTGCAGGGCAAGATTCAGCTTGCCGGTGACCTGACCGGCACTGCCGCTGAGCCTAAGGTTATTACTGCGGGGGATGTGGATTTTAGTATCCATCATGATGCGCCACGTGCCGCGTTTGTGAAGACCCGGGCGGATGGGCAGATCGCTATCACCACGCCCTCGATCACTAAGCCGGCTCATGCAACCAACAAGGACTACGTGGACAAAGCCGATAACAAACTCCGGCTGGAGAAAGCGGACAAGGAGCACACGCATCAACTCCGTGATATCCAGGGTCTTCCCCCGGCAGCATCAACGTTCCTGACTCCTGGCCAGGCTTCCCTCATGGTTCGTAGTGATACTGGTAATGCGGATATTAGTGATCCCGTCACCGCCACCCATATTGCTAATAAGGGTTATGTTGATACCAAAATCAAGGAGGTGAATCGGCGCATTGATGTGCCGGAAAATGATGATATTGTCCGCTGGGATGACGGTCAACTTGTCTTCACCCGGATTGGCGCTATGGTGTGGGCCGTTGTCGGGGCTGCTTCCGCTGGTGTGAAAGGCACCCTCCCGCCGAAATTACGCCCAGTGGCCCGGGATGTAGATTTCTTCCTCACCAGCCCAGAGAAACGCAGCACCCCCGGTTGGTGCACTATCACGAAGGAAGGCGTGGTGAGCGTGAATTTCTCGGACCCTGCAGCAAAGACTGGGTACGGCATGGGCATGTACATCCGAGATTTCGCCGTTAACTAACAAACAAACTGGCACTAATGCGGAAACCCGCGGCCCTCCTAAAAATGTGAGGCCGCGGGTTTCCTAATACAAAAAT